ACGATGGTAGAATGCTTGCAGAAAATAGTTCAGGAAATCAAGCTCAACAGCATATAAAAAACTATCAATCTTTAAAGGAATTAATGGGTGACAAAGAAGTACCAGAATGGCTTTATAATCAGATTTATTCTACAGATTCAGGAAATTCAGGTATGACTAAGGCACAGCAAGAAATGCTTAATAATAGATTTAATCCTAATACAAGAGCAGCAAAAAAAGGAAAAGAAATAAAGAGATTATCAAAGTGGGCAGTACCATTTTACAGTGGTAAGATGGGGATGTAAACCTAAAGGGTTTATGCAAAACACTTTGTAAACTTATATAATTATATTAATTTCACATCATGGCAACATATATAAAAGGAGCGGATACGTACTTACCAAATACTAAACCGTTTACACCGGATTATAAATTTTTATCTACGGTTTTACAAACTAGGACGGATAAGTATAATGCTAACTATAAAGCTACAAATGACATATACAATAGAGTTGTTTATTCTGACTTATCAAGAGAAGATACAAGAGAAAGAAGAGATCAGTATACAGAACAAATAGCACCTCAGATTGAAAAGATATCTGGGTTAGACTTATCTATACAATCTAATGTTGACGCTGCCAAAGGTGTCTTTGCACCATTCTATGAAGATGATGTTACAGTGAAAGATATGGTATTTACATCAAGATATAGAGATCAATCACAAAGAGCACAGAACTTATTAAATTCTCCTGATCAAACAGTACAAGAAAAATACTGGGATGTTGGAGTAAGGGCTATGCAATATAAAATGGATGAGTTTATTAATTCTGATGCTGAAGATGCATTAAGAATGGCGCTTCCTCAATATGTACCAAAAGCTAATTTATTTAAACTTAGTTCTGAGTTATTATCTAATATGGATCCTCCGTTAAATATGGAGATGGATAGATTTAATTCATCTAAAAATCCAAATTATAATCCTAATATACCTGAGTCAAGAGAAAATCCAAAACTAATATATAATACCGATTGGATTATTACTGAGCAAAATGGTGCTTTAGTTACAGGGGCTGCATTACAGACAATTAAAAATAATCTTTTAACTAATCCTGCCGTACAAAGATCATATCAAACAGAAGCATATGTATCAAGTATGGACCGGGCTCATGAAGCTGTAAAAAATGGTGTAGCTACATCTATTTCTAATGGTCAAGATATGTGGGCTGAAGAAACTATAAGAAGAATAGCAACTAATAATAAAGTTGAATTAAGCAATGATCTTGAGTCTTTACGTAAAGCAGAAGCTTCTGCAGTTAATTGGTCTAATTTCAAAGGGTCAAATGGAATTGTACCAGGCGGACAATTAGATAAATTAAATAAAGAACAGTTATCTACTTTAGAAAAGTATAAACTAGAAATTGAATCTAAAAAGCAAATAGCACTAGAAGCGGAAAGACCAAGCCCTACAAGAAATAATCTTCTTAATAAAGCATATAATTTATATATGCAAAGTAATATTAGTAATGATATGCAAAGTGCAGCACAAGATTGGAGTGCTAGAAATTACACTCGTAAGATGACTGCTAATCCATTTGCTGTTGATGAGAAGAAGGCTAAGTATGACATGGCTCAAATTAATGCACGTAGTCGAAATCAACTTATCAGAGATAGAATTAATAATGATAGAAAGGATGCTAATACTGTATTAGACAAAGGTTATAAATATGATAAGGATGGTAATCTTATTAAATTACCATGGGCAGAAGTTTCAAATTCAATGAGCTCGCCATTTAATAAAGGATCCGTAACATTTAGTGATCCAAATGCACTAGATTTTAAAACAGAAAATAATAAAATTAATAAAAATGAAGATGTCATAGGTGACTTTTTTGTTGACCATGCGAACGATCTAAATACAATATTACCCGTTAAACTTGATGCTATATTTGGAAATACTGAAAGTCCTGGTATGCTTGCAATCTTAAACCCACTTGGTAATACTGAAAATGAAAATTCAGAGTATACTATAACTATACCAGGAAAAAATGAATATATATCAGAACCTATAGTTCTTCAAGGTAATATTGCAAGTTTAAAAAGGCAAATATTAAATCAAGCAGAAAGCAATCCAGAACTAATAAATAAAATCTATACTCAAATTAAATCTAATTTTACAGATACAGAAAAACTAACATTAGCAGATCCTAATTTAACTACTGGTTATAATAAATCTTTATATGCAGGAATGATTAAAAGATTAAACGAGATTGATCAGAAACAAAATGGTATAGATGTACGGGGTCAAGAAATACATAAAGTTGCCTTAAATGCTGCAGAAATAAATGATATATCAAATACGGTACAAAACAATAAAGACATAAAAGGATTTATTGATAATGGATTTCCTTCATCTATTTTTACAAGTGATGGTATGATAGAAAGTTTAGAAGATTATCAGACTAGAGTAATTGGTTTAGTTAAGGAAGGGGTTGCAACAAATTATGATGCAATTGGAATTGATAAAGGTACAAGCGATAAGAAATATTATAAAGATATGGATCTAAGTACTGGTAAAAAAGAATATTTAAATTTTATTGATGAATCATTTGTTCGTGAAAACGGGACAACTGGTTCAAGGACTATAAGAGAGTATTCAGATGTTCCGTTTAAAAACGCTAGAATAAGTAAACCAGTTACTTCAATAATGTACACTGATGATACAGAAAGGGTAGTTAGATCAGAAAATAAAAATCAACTTGATCCTTTAACTAGACGAAAAGTACGAGTAATTGATGAATATCAAATTAAATTAGAAGCAGCTAAAGTTTATAATGCAGTTTATAATGAATTGAATGCAGCTCTTCAAGGAAGAAGAGATATAAACACTCCTTCAACTTCATATGCTTCATTGTTAGAGGGAGTGCGTGGTGAAACATACTCTAATCTAGGGAATAATCCTGCATTTAATATGCCTGTGAATCCACTTAATCCAACTCCAGGCGCAGTAAAATTTTTAGCAGACTTTAATAATCAGATAAATGACATGAAATCAAAGGGTATTATTTATGGTGTTGGACTTGGTGATATACAGAATCAAGATGAAAAATTAAAACAAGATCCTTTAGCATTAGAAGTTCTTGAGGCTTATACACAGGATATGTCTAGTTGGTTAAATCAAAAAAGCAGCCCAACATCTTCAAAAAATTCTCCAATATCTAATATTGCTTATTATCCTGTATATGGTGTAGCAAAAGCAGGTAATAAAAATAGTGCAGCGTATAAAGTAAATGAATTTTCTAACTGGATAGAAGGTCAAAGAAAGAGATTTGGTGATGAAAAGGTAGATAAGATAAAAGATGCAGGTGGAATTTTTATTGTATTTCCTCAAGATAATGATCTTAATTCTAAATCTAAAAATAATAGATATGACTCTAAAGTATTTAATGATATAATGGCTAGTGGTAGTAATTATAAAAATTATTATGGAGGTAAAGATAATGGAATAACCGATTCAGGTGAATTAAGAATAACAAGAAATGGAACTGGTAACTATACTATGATACTTACAACAAATGAATATAACCCTAAACCAAGTGACCCAGATAAATTACAAAATTGGAAAGAGTATACTAGTTCAACTAGTGGTCCAAAACCCATGAGTTTTGCTAATGATCTAAGGGGTATTGATTTACATGTTGAAGAGTTAATTGAAGATATGAGAAAGTTGGAAGCACGAAATTCTAGATTAAGAAAACTAGATCAACAAAAAAATTAAAAGTAAATGGAAAACGGATCTAATAAACCATTAGCACAAGAAATTAAAAATCAGGAAAGACCAGCTCCAAGTATAATACCTGAAGGACAGTTTCGTTTTGAGCCTATAGCAGAAATGTTTGAGACTCCTGACACTAAATTTAACGACTATTTGATGAGTAGTAGTTTAGCAGCTGACGATTTTTCAGGAGTAAATCAATATAAAACTGATATAGATAGATATGGTATTGATGCTATGGCATCTTTAGGAGTTGCTATTCCTAGTTTTGCAACAGATACTTATAATCCAGTTTCTCAAAATGTTCCTGATAGAAAACTAAATGCGGGTTCCATTATTGATCGTTTATCAGATTTAGAATCTAAACCTTTCTATGAAAAAAGATTATCCCCTATATTTTCTGGAATGAGGCAAAATCAATTTTTAAGATATTATAATCATCCAGAGTTTGATAAGTTAGGGTATTCTCCATATTCTAATATGGAAAATTATTATAATGCAAATTCAACTATTTGGGATGATTTTAGCAGAATGGGTGGTCAATGGATGTCTCTTGCTGGTACCGGATTAAATTCTGTATATGGATCAATGTTTAGTGGTGGTGATTACTTTCAACCAGATACTGAATCAGCAACTGAGTTTGAAGATATAATGGGCATTGGATCATCAACAAGAGGTGGTGTTGGAGGATTTATAAATAACTTAGCAGCTAACTCTGCATACACAGGAGGCATACTTGCTTCAATAGCTATTGAAGAGCTTATACTTGCCGGTGGAGCAGCACTTTCAGGAGGAACATTAACTGGAGCTGCTATGGCAAAGACAGCTGCAAATGCTGCAAGAGGTGTAAAAAGTTTATTTAGTTTTACTAAGCTATTTGATAGAACAAGAAAAATTTTAGAAAAGGCTAAGCAAATTGATACGGCAAGAGATTTTTATAATGCTTCTGTTACAGGTGGTAAAATGGTGGTTAATACTTTAGGTAAAGGATTTACACCAAATACTGTAAAAGCATTTCAAAATATGAAGACTGCCCAGAATGCTGGACAAAATATGAGCAATCTTGCTAAGATGGGTACTGGCTTTGGAGGTTTCTATAGAGATATTAGAGCAGTAAACTTAGCAATGGCTGAGAGTAAACTTGAATCAGGAATGGTTTATAACAAAGTAATGCAGCAAGGTCTTACAGATGCTAATAACTTTAGTGGAGGGCAGGGTATTACTGATGGAAGAGATGTTGCTAATGCAGCTAATCAAGCAGCATTTAAAACTATGTTGGCTAATGCTCCACTTATATATGCTAGTAACTGGTTTGTTATTGGTAATGCACTGGGTGGTTTCCAAAGAGGTATACAAAGATCTTTAGGTTCTACTTTTCAATCAGGTGTAAATAAAAATATTATAAATACTGCAGGTAAGAAAGTTATAAATGGTGCAGGTGAAGTAATTAAAAACCCATTTAAATATATAGGACCTGGATTTAAAAGTACTGTAGCAAAAGTTAAAGCAGGTGGAGTTGCAGGACTTGCTGGTTCAGGAGGTATGGCAATGCTTAACTATTTTGCTGCAAACGTTGCAGAAGGTATACAGGAAATTGGACAAGAAGCTATTTCAGCAGCAACTACAGGTTATTATACAGAAATACTAAACAATCCTGCTCAAGGTGGAGAGGCCCTTAAGAATCAAATGATACTATCAGCAATGGGAGATCAGTTTTCTTCACAAGGAGCAGGTACATTCTTGTCTGGTTTCTTAATGGGTGGTTTAGTAAGTGGTCCTCAAAAATTATTTTTTCAAGGTGTACCTTCTATATATAAATTTGGTTTGCAAGAAGCTGGTATTGGCTTAGCAAGTAAATCTCAGAAAGAAGCATATTCTGAGTATAAGACTAATAGAGAAACAATGATTAATAAAGTTGTTGACTCTTATAACAAATCTTGGAATTCACAAGCAGTTGATCCTTCAAGTCTATTTGATTTAAATAGACTAAACTTTATGGTTCAAAAAGAGCTAGCTGAAAATATAAAAAGTGGCCTTGAAATATTTGGTCATGTTGACAATGCAGATAGAGCTAAGTTCCAACAATATTATACCATGTTTGCTGGTAATGGATCTTATCATTTTAAAAATCAACTGCGAGGATTTTTAGAACTATCTGATGCAGAATTATCTCAAGCGTTTCCTGGTGTATCTAATAAAGATAAGAAAGATGGTAAGTTAAGAGGGCGTATTAATGATATGCTTGTTGGCATTGATAAGATGGAAGAGTCTTATAATAAGAATAAAGATAAATATAAAAATCCATTTGATAGAAGTAAATTTAATCCAAAGACACAACAAAGACAGTATGTAGACGAAATGCTTAATGAAGAAGCGTATGAACATGTACGTTATTTATATATGTTTACTAATGATGGATTTACCAGAGCATTAGAAAGAGCAGATGGTATTTATTCTAAGTTGCAATCTGATCCTTTATTTGATAAAATGTCTGCAAATGATATAACTAGTTTGCTTGATGAGAAATCAATTCAAAATGAGATAGATATGTTAAACCTTGAAGTGATTGCAACTAAAGGTGCAACTCAAGGTATTGGAGAATCTAACAAAACCAAAAGAGAAAAAATTAAAAGATTACAAGCTATTCAAAAGATTATTTCTGATCCACAAAATAGATTTAAGAATGGAACCTTTAAAAGAAACAAACTTTTAAAAGGAAAGCTTAGAAATGAGTTTAGAAACTATGTAAGATTTATGGCATCTACTGAGGGAACATTTGCTGATGAATCTAAAATTGATGCAGCCCTTGAGCAAATTGTTGATTATGGAGCATTAAAAGGAAGAGCACGTGTATATGATAAAGCTATTCAATATATGCAAAATCCTGAAAAATTTTCTGAAATTCAACAAAGAGCATATGAAGTAAATAAAGAAATCTATAATCAGCGTTCTAAGATTACTGAATCAATGGTAAAACAATATGTAGATATTGTTGAGGCAAATGAACTAATAAATCAGTTAGGTAAGATAGGTGTTTATGCAGCTACAGGGGAAACACAAATGTTTTTACAAACAGGTAATGCTGCATTCTTACAAACCTTTTATGATGATAATGGTAGAGTACAGCCAGAAGTGCATACAATATTATATAAGCAAATTCAAGATTATTTAACGGATTATAAAGAGACAAGAGCAGAGCAAGATAAAAAAGACAACCCACAAACCGAAGAGGAAATTGCAATTGAAGAAAGTGAAGAAACAAGGTCTTCACTTGATTTACTTTTAGAAAAGTCAGGTATAGACATAAAGATTAATGCAAGCACTAATAGCCCTTTATTAGTTAAAGCATTAGAAAGAAGTTATAAAAGCTATAGAGCAAAACAAGCAAGATTAGGTTTGCCTATTTTAGATAGTACTAACTGGATGAGTTCTGCAGAAGCTATAAATATTAGAAATGTTATTAATGCAATTAAAAAAGTATGGGCATCAGGGCAATCTGAAATTGGTGTAGAAGGAATTCTTGAATTTAATAATCCATTAGAATCAGATGTAATAAAAGGTGATATTGGATTTGAAGAGTTTTTACTTGACTCTGAAGTATTAATTAATAATCCAATTATAACATCTATATTAAACCAATCAGGAGTTGATATGGCTGATATAGTTGAGAGTCCAGATGTAAAATTAGAAGAAGGTCAAGCTCTAGAAAACACACCACAAATAAAATTCTATAAGGCGGGTGTTATTGCCGACGTATATAAAATATCTGTAGTAGAGAAAGACACCGAAGAAATTGTAGAGAACTACAAGTTTTTAGATAAAAAAGGCAATGAACTTTCAAAAGATATTATTGAGTTTTTAGATACTAACTTTGGCTCTATTCTAGCATCTTTCAACGCAAATGAAGTTAAAAAAGTTACAAATGCTTTAGATGCCTTAAATAAGAACCTTGTAGATTCATCAACATCTTTTGATTTTGATGGAGTATCAGGATTAACATATGGTCAGGTTATATATAAAGACGGTATAAAATATATTATTGTTCAAGATCCACTCTCTTCTAAAAAGTACGGTGAGAATCAAAAACTTAAAATAATTAAAGAGTCTGATAATATAGGCCCTATTGCAGAAAGAAAGGTTTTGTTTATATCACAAGGAGAGTTCAAAGATAAGTTTACTTTAGAGGAAACTACATTTAATTTAATACCAGATTCTGTTACTAAGATTCAAATACAAGATCTTACTACTTTATATCCACATGTAAATTACACTGAGGGAAGTACGGAGTCTGATAACGTTAATGCAAAAGAAAGATATAATGCTATTCTTAGCATGTTAACAGCAAAAGAAATAGAAGGCTTACAATTAGTTGTTACTCTTGATTCACAAGGTGGGACTAATACTGGATCATATGCAGTTAAAAATAGAGCTGGAAAAGTATATAAAGAAGGCAACCCATTAATAGATAGATTACGTAGTAAATACATAGTTGGTATAAGAATACAATCTCCAGAATTAGCTGCATCAATTAATGAAAGGCTAGAAGAGATGGGTATTGAACCATCTAATAGTCCAGAAGGTGTCTTTGCATATTTGAATAATGAATCTTTTTTAATTAGAGATCAACGTACAGGTAACCCTATAGATCCTAGATCTATGACTAGAGAACAAGCAAGTAATGTTATTCTTGCTCAGAAAAACTTAAATGCAGAACAAAAACAACAGGCACTTGAGCGTGTACATAATGCGTTTGCATTAAACGCACTTGTAGTTCAAACGTTTGACAATTTAAATATAGATGAAGATGTAACTTACATTATGGCAAATTCAAAAGATTTACCTTTTGGATTAAATTTAACTCCAGGAGGAGGACAAGTTGCATATGCCAAATCTAGAGAAAGAGTTTATCCTTTATCTATGGATGAATTACAGTATAGTACTGCAGATCAGGAAGGCAATCTATTTGTATTTGATTTAAAATATGATAGAAAAACAGGTAGGAGAATTTATGACTTTAGTACAAATTTAAAAGGTGAAGAAAGAAACTCTCTAGAAAATGCAATAGAAGCACAGCTTAAAAAGCAAGATCAATGGGATAATTTATTAAAAGCTGGTAAGGGAACGGATAGATATCTAGCTATGGTTAGACTGCCCAATGGTACATACGTAAAGGTAAATTTAACACCTAGAAAATTAACAAAAGAAGATTTAGAAGGTGAAGTAGTTAAAAATAAAAAAACAGGAGAAGCAGAACTTGTAACAACAGGTATATATAGAGATATAGTAGAAGCAGCCAGAAGAATAGGCAATATAAAAGATCAAGAAAAAGGGATAGAGGAAGCTGATAAATTTAATAAAGAGTTATCAGAAAAGTTATTTTTAAGTAGTTTTCCCGGCAATCTTATAGAGATAAATGTATCACCAAGTGGTACTATTTATATTTCTTTTGATAATAAAGATGCTAATATAAGTTTGGATATTGGTTTAACTACAGAAGAGGTTAATGTAACAGATAAATCTGCTAAAGATCTAATTGATGATTTAGTTGCGAAATTTAATCTTAATGCTGATGTAGAAAAATATAATGCAACTTTAGAAGTTAAAAACTTTAGAGCATCTTTTGCAAAAAATGTATCACCTCAAGAAATATATGATAATACTACTACAGAAGTATTAAAACAAGTAGTAAGAAAACAAACTGTAGAAATTTCAGCTAGTTCAGATGCTTTACAACTATCACGTGATATAGCTTTTATTCCTAATACAGATAAAAGCAATGAGCTAGAAATAGAATCTGCACTAGGTAGAGATAAACCTACAGCAGCAGAAGCAGAATATTCTGTATCAGATATGGAAGAATCTGAGTTTGAAGAAATGATTGATGAGAATAATTTTGGAGATTATAAAGAAAATATTGAGCATGTTGTAAATGCAATACTTAGAGGTATAGAGTTAAGTTCACGTGAAAAACAATTAATGAAGAATGATGTCTTCAGCCAATCAGTTATTTTACAAGTTACAAAGCAAGGGGGTCCAGGTTCATTAGCTATTGAAAAAAATAAAAAGACAACAAAGCTTGATGCTGTTAAAGCTGAGCTAGAATCTCTCAGAGTAAAGTTAGAAGAAGGCCTGACTAATAAGAGGGATAAAGCATTAGCTATTATGAATAGCAAGGAGTATCAAGATCTATTAGCTAAAAGAAAAAAAATAGAAAGAGGTGCTAATAAGTTAGTGCAAGCATCTTCTGAAGCAGAGCGCATTGATGATTACAATGAATTTTTAGATTGGGCAAGCGATAATTTACCAGATATAATTGGTATAGAAGATCTAATAACTCTTGCTGATAATGGTATTTCAAAAGGATATGAAAGGGTTGGTTCTTTTGTTTTAAACTTAGATAGAATAGCAAATGGTGTTGATGTAAATGGTACTATATATACTAGCCCATTAAGTCCATATAAATATCATGAAGCTTTCCATAGTATCTTTAGAACTGTCCTTACTCAAGAACAGATTGATAGATATAGAAGGATTGCTAAACCAGAAGTAAAAGCTAAGTATGGGTCTAAATACAAAACAGAATTAGAAAAGTTTAGAAATTCTGCTCAGCAATATCAAGATATGTCTGATATTGAACTGGAAAATGAGTTTATTGAAGAGTATATGGCTGATGAGTTTGAGGCATTTAAAAAGAATCCAAGAAGCTCTAAAACAAATACAGAAATAAAATCATTCTTTACTAAATTAATAGAATGGATTAAAGGTGTACTCTCTAAGTATTCTTCTATGGAGTTACTTACATTATATGAAAACATAGACGCTGGTAAATTTAAAAATGCACCTATCCAACTTAATGAGTTTACTCAACTTGAAAATTCTTTAGGTGGATCAATTAGTGTTGCTAATGCACTAGTTAGATATGATACTGCTTCTAAAGTAGTAGAAAAAGGAGAGCCTGTGGGACAACTATATGTTGATTCAGATGTAATAGATCCGTTAATTAGGTCTATGGCTGGTATGTTTATAAATAGAGTAAAAGAACTTTCTCTAACTGGAGATGACTATAGTTCTTCTGATATTTATGATGATCTTTCACTTGACTTTATTGTAATGCTTGATCCAGATGGAGAAGCAAATAAAGGTTTTTCTGGAGTTAAAAAAGAATATCTTAAACAACTGAATGATGCATTTACAAATTATCCAGAGGATATTAAAAAAGAAGTTTTTAATTTGATTAATATAATTTCTGGCATGGATCAGGCTAATCAATTAAAAATAGAAAATATTGAAGATGCATCGGGTATAAGAACTACAAGTGACTTTAATAAAGCTGTGTCTGAAATAGGCGGCTTCAATTCTTTATCATACAAAGTAAGATCATATATAGCAACTACAACTATGGTTGGTACTGATTTCTTTGGTAAAACAGAGTTAACAGAAGGAGAGCCTTTAATTGTACCGGTTAAGTTTAATGAAGCCTATACGGCATTGCTTAAATCAGTTTCAAATGAAAGTAATGCTGCTATAATGCTTAAGAGAATGTACTCATACTCTAGATTAAATCCACAAGGTAAAGCGGTAGTAGATAAACTATTTAATGACACAGGTTTAACAATAGAAGCCTTAACTTCTTCTGAACCTTTTAAAGATGTTACGGATGGTTCTTTGTTAATTTCAATACTAAAAGGATTTGAAAACTATAAGGTTGATTACTTATTTAATGAAAGAGATTCTGATGGTAACTTATTAGTATATACCGCATCTGAAAGAGATGATATTAATGCTCAGTTAGATGAATGGTCTCAAGCATATATAACAAAAAGAAAACTTGCTGTAGCTAATCCAGAAAAAGTAAAAAACTTTCTAAGATTAACAAAGGATATGAAAGAAGTTATGACATCATATCCAGAAGATACATCTATGGTATATCAAAAGTCTAGAGAATTTTCTGAACGAATGTTTGATTTAATAGGTATTAGATTAAGTCCTAATTATATTGCTTATAGTATTGCTAAAGTTAAAACAGAAGAAGATTTAGCAGATAGCCCTGAGCTAAAAGCATTAAAAGACGGATATACAGATGAATCAATTACAGATGAATTACTAGATCAACTATATGAAGGTTTAAGTACAAACAGTGATATATTTTCTACTAAGGAAGATGGAATGGCATCAAGACTTACTAAATTAAGTCTTGCAAATGCTAAGATGGATGAAACTATTGGTGCATCTACATTTGTAAATCCTAATGGTGATATAGTATATGGGCATCAGTTACCTACGTTCCATTTAAAAACAATGGCTGCTCTTAATAATCAAGCAAAAATAAATGAGTTGCTCAATGACGAATTCTTATCAAATAACTATTTGCTTAAGAATGAAGCGTTTTTAAATTTATCTAGAGAAAATAGATTGAAGATAATTAGAGTTGCCGGTAGTAAAATTAAAGAAAAAATTACTGCTGCTGATAATGATCAAATAACTGAAGATTTATTAAATGAATCTATATCAGGAAATAAAGCTACTCAAAGCTTTGGTGAATTTACCGCACAAGAGTTTGCTATATCTCTTATAAATAATTACACGTCAAACTTTAATAGAAGAACAGGTGTAGTTGAAACAGTAAATGGTAAAGATGAACAGAAAGTTGCATTGTCCCCTGTATTTTTAAGAGTAATGGAAGCCGCTAATACAGGAGACTTGGCTTCTTTACCTGTAATAAAAGCAGTTACAAATAAGAATGGTAATATTGTTCTTACAGCAGAAGCCGTAAATACTTTTGTAAATAGTATAGAAGCTGAGTTTAATAGAATTAGTGCAGAGCTATTAGCATTTGAAACTGAACCAGGCAACATTGAAGGTTTTAATAATGAGAAAAGTAATAGAGCAGATAAGGGTAGAGCTTTTAAATTTACTAACAATGATCTTTTACTTTCTGAAACAACTAAAAAAGCACTGATAGAAGTTGCTACAGAAAAAGCTAAACTAGGTGAAACTGTTTCTCTTAAAGAAGCTATATTATTGGCGACTGGAGTAACAAGCTCATCTATGAGAGCTGAACTTAATGATAGTTTGGAAAATAGCTTTAAAGATTTTATGGATTTACTTACATCTTTAAATGTAAAGAATAATCTATCTACACAAGTATTAAAAGGATTAGACGCTTCTAATAGTGGTTCAAAACCTAATGTTAACTTATCTATGTTAAAGTTAAACCTCACAACTGACAGCACTTATAATTTAAAACAAATATTTTTTAATAACTATATTAACTCAAAAGCATTAAATGATTTATTTCTTGGTGATCAAGCTATAAGTCTAAAGAGTATGGTTGATAAAGTTAAAAGAGCTAAGTTGCAAAATGCAGCATACTATAGTGCATATAGTGAAATCATTGATCCTAGCAAAGGTATAACACATGCTAGTACTAATTTTGATTTATATCCGTTTCAAGATCCAATAGCTAAATCTGATTTTACAGGTAATGATATAGAGCTGGCTGATGCACAAGTTTACATTACTACAAAAGGTATACGTTATTCAACATTTGGATTTGGAAGATTAAGTCCTGCAATGGCAGCAATGCTAGATACTATTGATAAAGGAGATACTATAAGTGCTGATAGAGCATGGGGTTCTAAAGAAGGTTCAATTAACTTATCAAAGCAGCAAGACTTTATAAATTCTAAAAAGTTTGTATACATGGATGGTAAGACAGCTTTAAAAATGTCTGTTACTGTACTAACTAAAGAGTATACATCTAAATATAATAAAGACACTGGCATATGGGAAGCTAAACCTAATATGAAGCAGCTCCATTATTTACGTGAGCAAATGGAAGCCAATGAAGAAGTAAATCAAAACTTTGCTATGGCAGCACCTACTTCAGCTATGAAAATGTTGAAGCAAGGAGTTAACTCACTTACATCAAATCAATTTGATATAACTGATGATTTAAATTCTATTAATTTAGATACTTCATATCTTGGTCTACAAGTTATAAATCCTTCTAATAAAACTGTAATAACTGACCTGAATCAAATAAAGGAGCTTATAACTTCTGAACAAGATGATAATGTTAAAGTATTTATAAAAGGGAGTCCAGAGTTAGATACTGTAGGAAAAGTAAAAGAAGCATATAATAAAGCAGTTAGCGAAAGAGTAATTTTAAAGTACAAAAACAAAAGAAATTTAGTTTTTAGTTTTGATACAGCACTTGATGAATTTGAACTATCAAAAGAAAAAGGTTCAATAACACCTAACCTTGCAGCATTTTTATTAGAAGCACAACAAGGCCTTATGGCTTCAGGTGCAACTTCAAATTTACTTGAGTTTTTTGCTGTTGAAGATGGAGTTCAAAAATATAATTTGAATAGTCCTGTGACTGCTAAAAAGTTTGAGCAGCTTTTCTTAACATACTTTAGTAAAGGTACACTAAGAGAAAAAGTACCTGGTACTTCAGTTGCATTACTGTCTTCATTTGGTCATAAGGTTTATAGACGTGTGTATGAAATGGAAAATGGTATGCCTAGTAGATCTGAAATTGTAAGAGAAAGCGCTTATAATGGGGAAGGTTTAGAAGATATAAATAATCTTATTGATGGTAAATACGATGGTGTTCTTGTTCTTGATGTTTTAAGAACGGGTGTTATGGAATATAAAAATGATGATGTTGTAAATGGTGAGCCTACAGGAATAAGGTATAGTGAAAGTATTATGCCTGCTATGGATAAAAATATAATGGAGTTAATTCAAGAAAACCCAAATGCTTCAATACCACCTGTAATAGCTAAAATGTTTGGGGTACGTATACCTACACAGGATAAGCATTCTGCAATAAATATAAGAATTGTTGATTTTATGCCTGTGTATTACGGTTCTACTGCAATATTTCCTAAAGAACTTGTAGAAATATCAGGAGCGGATTTTGATATTGATAAAGTATATGCGTTAACAAAAGAATACTACTTAGATGGTAATAAAAACTTTAGAACATATGGTAATGGAGATGGAAACTCTTATTTTGAGTATGTCAAGTACATGAACTTAAAATCATCTGAACCCAATAACATATTTAGTAAAGCATCTTCTTTATATAAAGATAAAACTCTTGCTATAAGAAGAAGTAATGCTTTAACTGAAGAAGAAAAAAATATAGTTACTGATGATAAAGCTGTAAACAAGATTAGTGAAGAAGCTCTTAGAGCAATGTTGATATTAGGTTTACCTGTTACTAAAGCGCAATTTAAATCATACGTTGAAAAACACGGATCACCAAATGAAGCAGTATTAAATAATAATATTTTAGACTATAGATATACTTTAGCCGGCAACACTGGTGTAACAGGTAAAACATTAAAGTCTATTGATCAGGATAATGGAGAAGGTAAATCTGATTTGCCTATAGCTTATCAAGCAGCTGATTTAAAAATGCTAGAAGATTTATTTGATGAGCTTTCTGAAATTGAGGGTATAGAATTATTTGCAAGTAGAAAAGATTCTGATGTAGATGTTGATACGCTACACGGTATGGTAAGAGCTTTTGAAGCAAATAAAGGTGCTGCAATTGGTGCCATTGTAAAACCTAATGTAGCTTTAAGTTTATTACGTGAATATAAAATTAAATTAAAGAGACCTATAAAATTTGATGGTAATGAATATGATGGATTTACTAAAAGTAAAATAAATGGAGAAAGAATACAAGATATTATTTCTACTTTAGTTACAATGGAGACTGATAATGCTAAAGAGCGTTTGATAGCTAAATTTGGCCTTAATAAACATGCTGTTGGTTTAGTTGGTAATATGGTTTCTTTGGGAATTCCACTAAGAACTTCAATTTTATTAGTAAACTCTGCTGAAATAAGGGAGTTATATAATCTAGCTTTATATAAAAAAAATAAGTATGATGCAAGCTTAGAAACACTTTTATCTCAACGTATAAATTCAACAGCTTCATTAGTTGCTAAAGAAAAAAAGAGCGGTAATAAAATACCATTTGTAAAACTATCAGATAAATTTTTAGAGACAGCCGTAGATAGCACACAAGATTTAACAAATAATGAAAAACTTCAAATATTATTTTTATTTAATAGGCTTAATAAGATTAACAAATTTACAGTTGAGATAAATAATGTAACAAGTCTTACGCAAGGTCTTCCTCAGTCTATACCTGAGATGAAAAATTCTATTGAAAAGATTACTAGTTTATTTGATGAGAGTGCACCTGTAAATGTTAGATCTATCTATGGTAAAAAAAGTAAAACTTGGCAGAGTACTTATCTAAAAATATTTGGTCAAATACATAATGATCTTTTGCCTAATACTATTTTAACTATGAGTAAAGACTTTAATGATATATTAAAGCCTACTTATAGTCAAATGGACACTAATAAGAAGTCGTTTGATAATGATGTAAGAAATGGTATTGAGCAAGATTTATTGTCTTACTTAACAATTAAGTCATATCAACACCTTCTTAATAATAGCTCTGGTAATTCTTCTGTAGAAAATACACTGCTTTATCCTGGTGTTGTTGGTGTAACAGACCTGTCTTTAGTTAAAAGGATAGAAGACTTACGTACAGATAGAGCTATTAAAGGTAAAGAGTATAACTATTTTTTAGATAGCTTTGTAGGCACACAATATGCAGGTGCTGAGGGTAATAATACAGGAATGAATATAGTAAAAGCAGATACATGGAGAAGATTAAATGAGGCTAATAAGCTTGATCTTCAAACATCATTTGCAAAACTATATGGTTCTCTTGAGACAAGAGAAATAGCAGAGGATATTTTGCACTATATGATGATAAAGGATGGGTTACAACTTAAGTATGGAAGTCTTATGAGTGCAATGAGTCCTTTTATAATGAATAAATATCTTAAGAATGTTGGTTCTGTAGAGGCTGCACTTAAAGGACAAGTAGAATTTGAAAGTGTCTTTGGTATCTCTAAAGAAGAAGTGATGAAAGATTTTAAATATGGATACTTACAATCTAATATTGTAGGACCATTGCTTTTTACTTATGACGCTTCTATTCTTGATGAAGGTTTTACTTTTGACCCGGTTTCTAGACCTAATAAATTTAATATTACTTCTGAAATTTTTGATCATGTAAATGCAAAAGAACTTATAAGAGTTAAGGTAGACAAAGGACGAGGAGAAGAATATGTATTATTTAGAATTCTTGCTAAAGAAGATCCTTATTCAGCTGTAACTGTATACTCTGAAGTTCCATCAATGGGATCTAATCAACAGTTTGGTGGTGGCTTTGTAGGTGGACCTAGACTTACATATAATCAAGTAAGAATGATAGGTAAAGGAACTACACAAAATAGTTTACCTAAAGAAAGAACCGCACAAGGAACACAACCAGCATCACAAACTAGTGAGGTTGGGGTAGAAGTTACTAATGAAAAGTATTCCAGAAACTCGTTAGATAATGATTCAAGCAGTATGTATTTATTTACAGACAATGCTGAAAGAACGTCAAGACCAACCGCATCTTCTCCTAATATTACTGAAGGGTGGTATGCAGAAAAATATAAAGATAAAACTAATAAACCTTTACATTATGGTAGTACTAGTAATCCTACCAGTGCTGTTATAAGAGGTAAAAATAATGCTTACCCTATTTCTACAATGAGTGCTTATGGCACTAACTGGACTAATGAAAATTTTGATTTATTTAAAGATACCATTGATGATGAGATAGCTCAAATTAAACAAGATTTATCTAAATTTAAAACTCTTAAATTGGGTGACTTTAGAATAGGTCAAGGAGGCAGATTTGCTAAATTACCTTCTCAGCACCAATCTTATTTAGACTTTAAATTACTAGAATTAGGCATTGACAATTCAGGTAACAGTCCTAAAGTAATTAAACCAACACAACAAACTAGTGAGGTTGAGTATCCTGTTGATACCAACCCTGCAGCTATACAAGATGTAAATGAAGTATTAAATTCTCCATCAGCAATAGTAAATCAAACTACAGACTCTGTAACAGTCAAAGCGGATGTAGATGCAGCAGAAACAAATATAGCTGACATGGCACAAATAATGGCTGAGTTGTCTAAGAACTCAGATAGTCTTATCTTTGATGAAAGCGGTAATGCTATCATAGAAGATACAGATATGAGCATACCAGAAGCAACAGAGGCACAACAACAAGAGCGAGAACAACTAGAACTTGATCTTTTTTCTTCAGAGGAAATTTCAGAAGCTCCAAGTCTATCAGAATGGTGGGATGCAAATGTTGAAGGTAATAGTGCTGCTTTAGAAAAGCTTTCTGGAGAAAATATAAAAACACTTGACGATGCAATAGCTTTATATGGTGATTTATTTTCACAAACAGAACAAGGAGAACAAGATATAATTGAAAGACTTAAATGTCTCATATAATTAAACAATAATCAAATGGCTAAATGTTACAATAGAAATGATCCAGGATACCAAGCATTGAAAGATGAGTTTGGAACTAATCTTAGAACATCTAAGATTATCAATGACTGGCAACGTGTTAATGATTCTGATGTGTTTCCTAGTGTTGTCCAAGCTCAGACAATGGTTAAGGATCAAAACATTGCATTTTCACTAAAGACTAAAGCTTTTGGTGAAAGTGTTCTTGACAATTTAAGAAGAGAAAGAATAGGAAGTAATTTAGCTGGTCAGTTTTTAATTAATAATTCTAATCCTAATACTCAATCATATGATGAAGCCTTTTTAGAAAGTAATCTAAAAAGATTTTACAGATATTTAGACATTAATAATATACCAAGAGAATCCTTCTCTGTAACAAGAACACCGAAGAGTTATAGAATAGAAGCTAATAATGATATATTTTCAGCCAGAGATATACTAGAAAAATCAAGGTCTTGGGATACTAACAGATCCAGAGCTGTGGTTATGCATCTTAAGAGAATGTTTCCGCAGGTACAAGTTAAAATGCTGTCTGTTGCTCAAGCTAAAGTAATGTATGAATCATTACCAAAAACTAAAACCAACAACGTTGCTTTCAATGAAGTAAATTCTTTTTATATGGATGGTGTAGCTTATCTAATAAAAGGTAGAGTTACAGATGAAATAGCTATTGAAGAAATGTTGCATCCTTTTATAGATGCAATAAAGATGGATAATGAGGAATTGTTTAATTCACTGCTTGATGAAGCAGTAAATAACTTTCCTGTACTATCACAGCAAATTGAAGATGCTTACAATAATAGTACAAGAAACTTCAGCGATACTGAAATAAATATTGAAATTGTAACACAAGCATTGTCAAGACATTTCAAAAAAGAATATGAGACAACACCAACAAAAAACTTTTTAGCAAAAGTTAAAGAGGTTATTGAATGGTTTAAAGGTGTAATAGAAAACTTAAATCAATATATCACTGGAAGAGATCTTCCTGTATCTGCTATTAAACCAAGTACAACACTTAGTGATGTAGCTAAACTTCTTAATACAGAAGGTATTCAGTTTAAACTAGAAAAAAGAGTGGATGGTAAACTTAGATATAGTTTATCTCCAGCTAAATTAATACAAATTAAAGATGCATTAGAAAGAGCTAATGATACACAGAAGCCTATTATAATGCAGTTGTTTAATGTAGCACTGGCTGAGAACTCAGGTATGATTGACTCTCTCTCAGCATCAGTAAAAAATGCAGCTGCAGGAGATTCTATTGTAACACTTAATAAAGAGGATCACACATACATAAACTCTAATGATTCTGAAAAGGTATATACATCAGTAACTACTGCTATAAAGGGAAAGATGGACCCAAATCAGCAAATTGCACATAAAATTAATTTGGATATTGGTAATGAAGTTGATACATTATTAGATGGGGTTATTGCAAATCTTTCTTTTGAAGATTCATATGCTGCATTAGAAACAAGCAATATATATAAAGAAGGGGCTAAAAAAGTTTTTGAATCTTTACAGGACGTTCTTGAAAATAAAATACCGGCTGAACTAAAAAATGGTTCAATTATACTATCTCAAGTTGTTTTATTTGATGAAGCATCTAAGATTGCTGGTACTGCAGACATATTTATTATAGATAAACATGGTAAGATAAGTATCATGGATTTAAAAACTTCAAAAAATGAACTTAGCAAACTAAAACCACTTAATGATCTAAAATCAAAACGTATAGGAAATCAATACAGAGAACAAGTTTATTCTTTAGGAAAAGATAGTAAGTTGGTGGATCAATATGATAAAAAAGGTGTTCTGATAAAAAAAGGATTAATTCAAGAACTCACTACAGAGGTACAACACAACTTACAAGTAAACCTATACAAAAGGATGGCTGAAAATATGGGGTATGAAGTATCCTATGATGAATGGGCTACATCTACAGTACATTTTAAGGTTGGTATAACAGGTACAGGAACAGAACAAGTATTTGATGGTTCAGTAGAATTTGATGGTTGGTACCCTCATCCGGTAGGTGAAAACATACCTTATGTAAATGCGATTGTACCAGAAGCAATAAACTCATATCAAAAAAGTAAACTTGAACAAGATCAAGAAGGTACATATAATAAAATATGGAATGGTAAGGATCAAAAAGATGAGACAACTGAAGAAGATAAAAAAGCAGCAGAAAATTATGAGGAATACAGTACTGCAGCAGGTGTATTAAGTAAATATCAGGAAGCATTAATTCAAAAAAGAGATATGATTCCTTTGTTAAAGTCCAATATATATATGGAATCAACAAAAGAAAATGAGATTGATCAAATATCTAAGACAATAGCTTATATAAATTTAGCTATGGCTAGTGATGATAAAAGTATATCAATAGCGTTATCTGAGGTATTACAGGATGCATTAGCACAAGTAAAAGACTTTAGGTCTTATGTTGAAAATCCAAAAAATATTAATTCACCAGAGTATGTTTCTTATGTTTTAAATTTTGATAAGTACATGAAGACATTTGAGGGTCTGTTTATACTTAAAGATTTAAAAGGATTAAACAAGACTCAAAAGAACTTAATACTTTCATTACAACAACAACTTAATTTACTTAGTGGTGCTGGTACTGACACAGGAGGAATAGTAGGTACTGCATTGAAAGACTATGTAAAAGAAATAGTCAGGTTAAAATCAAGCAATGATTATGGCGGTAAAAATAGTTTATTTACTGAGAAAGACTTAGAACTTTTAATGGAAAAAGCTGCAGATATTAGTGATGCGCAGTATTTAGTTGATGACATAGCAACATCTGGAGATGTTTTATTATCTGTAATGGATAAAATAAGAAAAGCTCAAAATCAAAAACTATTAGATCTTGTTGGTCAAAGAGAAACAGTTATTAGAGCTGCAGGTCAAAAGCTTGCAAAATTATCTCCAGAATTAAAGCTTGATGAGCTTTATAAGTTTATGTTAGAATATGATGCTGACGGTACTTTCAACGGAAGGTATGTAACAATAATAGGTGAGCAATACTGGGCTATACAAAATGAACTTAGAAGTAAGTTATATGATAATGAAGGTACACCCTATCAATATAGAGATGTATTTGATTTAGAAACTGCAAGTCAAGAAGATATAGATTACAATATAAATCTAGCTGCAAATAAACAAGCATACGGAGACTTCTATATAGCAGAAGAAAAAAGAGAGGATGGATCATTACGTCCATCTGGAATGTATCATAAGTATACTCAAGAGTTTATAGATGCTAGAAATAAACATGAAGTATGGATGCCCGGTTCTGAAAGTAATAAACGGGGTATCTGGGTACATAATAAAAGTGCTGTATCAGATGCTGAGTATGCAGTATTTGTTGCAAGATATTATGAACCAATAGAATATACTAAAGCTGTTAGAATTAATGGTGTAGTAACAGGACAGATTATACGAGATCGTCAAGGTATGATGGTTCCTAAAGTAGAGTTTAGAGAAGTATTATTAACTACACTTGATGGACGCAACATGAAAAATCCAAAATATGACGCTATAATGAGTGGTACAGATGCAAAGTCTGTAGCTGAAAGAGAGTTTTATAATTTGTATATTAAAATGTATGAAAAAGAATTATTAAATAAAATTCCTATTGGTCAAAGAGCAAATATGCTTGGTAGAGTTCCTTTAGTACAGAATAAATTGATGAATGAAATTAAAGATAAGGGTACTATATTTACTAAGTTATACGCTAGTATGACTGAAAGTAAAGTCTGGAATATGTTTCAGCAAACATCAACTCAAAAAAATGTTATATTAGATAATCAAGGTTATATAATAGATCAAGTACCTGTATATTATACAGGTAGACCTAGGTTAGATAATGATATTGCTGATCTTCAAAAAGAAATAGATCTTTTAAAATCAAGGTATAAAAAGAATGATATTCAAGATCAGAGATATAATAAAGAAATAGCGTTACTAAATGGTAAAATGGTAAGGTTAAGAGCAACACCAAGTAGAGGTCAAGTTAGTACAGACATGGCGTCTAGTTTACTTAAGTTTAGTGCTATGGCGCAGAACTATGAAACAATGGGTGCTGTAGATGATACGTTAAAAGCTTTTGTAAAAGTAATAGAGCAAAGAACTTATACTCCTGCTCCTGGGTTAAGACTAAATCTAAAGGCAAAAATAAAAGATAAAGTTGCTGAAAATCTAGGAACTAAAGCAAATACAAGTACACAAGAAAAAAATGTAGTACGTAGAGCTAAGAAGTTTATGTCTATGATTCATTATGACAATGAAAATATCACACAAGGCGCTTGGGATAAAATTGCAGGTGGTATTATGCAAATGTCTTCTTTATCATATGTAGCATTTAATCCATTTGGTAACTTTAATAATTACTTGATTGGTAGGATTAACAACAATATTGAATCTATAGGTGGTAGATTTTATTCTCAAAGTGCTTTTAAAAGAGCAACTTGGGAATATAATAAAAGAGCAATACCATCATTAGTTTATAGAACTGCACATGGTGGTGCAGAAGATTTTATTGACGTAGCAACATTTGGTATAATACCTGGGTTAGCTAAAGCTGACTATAATAAAAAATTACCTAACAGCAAGTACGAGGCATTTGTAGATATGTTCAGAATGATGGATAGCATGTCTGATATACGTGAACAAAGTTCAGATACGAAAGATGGTAAAAGTTGGTTTGATAGAGCAACTGAGTGGGGTTATATAATGCAGGATGCTGCTGAGTATAATTCTCAAACTAAAGTAGGTATGGCTATACTTATGGATACCTATCTTAAGAATACCAAAACAGGTGCGCAGTTATCATTTTATGATGCATTTGAATATGATGCAAAAACAAATAAGAATAAAATTAAAGATGGCTTTGATAAATTAATCAAAAAAAATGGACAAGAAGTACCTTATACTGATGATGTTAGATATGAAATGAGAAATGAGATTAGAGAGGTAAATAAACAAATACATGGTAATTATTCTAAAGAAGATAGAATTGTTCTTCAGTCAAGTACACTTGGTTCTTTAGCGCTTCAATTTAAAAAATGGTTAGTTCCAGCAATTAAGGCAAGATATCAAAGGGAATACTTTGATCAAAATTTAGGATGGATGGAAGGCAGATATAAATCTGCATTTTCATTTATAAGTTATGTTAAAAAAGAACTTGCTCAAGGTAACATAAACTTTAGAACAATGGGTAAAGGATATCTTAATCAACAAGTTAATGAGTATACTAGAGAAAAGTTTGGAGAAGAAGGAGTAAGAGATTATGGTAAAGGTGGTAATATAGATCAAAGAGCAAAGAATAGATTATTTGGTTTTTATAGAACTATGGGTGACTTGGGTATTATGCTTAGTACTATGCTTATTTCTTTGGCATTTGATGATATACTATCTGGAGATGATGATGATAGTGATACTGAAAAGAGATTTAAGAATTTAACTAGATATCAAGCAGATAGAGTATATAAAGAACTTGTGTTATTTATGCCTTCTTTTGCAGGATTTAAACAAGTTGAACAAATGTTTAACTCTCCTGTTGCCGCATCAAGATCAGTAAATGAGATGTCTGAGGCTTTTGAAATGGTTTTCCTTGGTGGTTTTATATATACAATGGCAAAAGTAACTGGAAAAGAAGAAGCATTTTATGCTAACTCTAATTATGTATATCAAAAAGGTAAAAGAAAAGGAGAACTAAAGGTATATAAAAACATTAAAGACGTTTTCCCAATACTATATTCTATTCAAAAATGGGATTCATACCTTAAGAATTCAGACTTTTATATTAAATAAGACAAATTTGCAGGTTTAATATTAGTCTTAGTCAATTGATATAATTATATTATAGTATAAACCTCTAAGTAAAAAATAAAAAATGCAAACTAAAATTACATTAGTGGTACTATCATCATTTTGTACATATCTGTGTACATATTTCTTAAATTTATCAATGGATAATATGGAACAATACTTAGCTGTGGTATCTGTATTGTGGTTAGACGGCATATTTGGAATATGGGCAGGTGTAAAAAGAGAAGGCTTTAAAACATATAAAGCACTTAAAATAATTAGAAATACAGCTGTGTGGGTTGCTATACTTACTGTAACACTTACTGTAGAAAAAGGATTTACAGGAACAGCTTGGTTATCAGAGGTAGTTATGGTACCTTTTATATCACTTCAGTTAATGAGTGCTCTTAAAAACGCTTCTATGGCAGGTTTAATAAAAGCTGATCAACTTAATAAGATTTTAGATATGATTGATAATCATAAAGGATTAAGAAAATAAAAAGGGGCCAAATAATATGACCCCTCTTTTATAAAGCTTATCCTTCACAGGATGAACATTCTAAAATATTACGTGCAAAATCTTGAGCCGAACTTTTACTAAACTGATAGTATAATGTTTTAATTCCTTCTTCCCATGCATATAAATACAACTGATTAATTTGCTTAGCAGATACAGATGGATCAATCATTAAATTTAATGACTGTGATTGATCAATATACTTCTGTCTTTGTGCAGCTTGTAATACTATTTCTTTAGGAGAAATTTCAACAAAAGATTTAAATACTTCTTTAGTGGGAAAGTCTAGATGTTGTACGCTACCATCTTTTTGTAAAATAGACTTCCAGATTTTATCTGTATTTAAACCATGCTTTTCAAGTTCTTTTTCTAAGAATGGGTTTCTATATATAGTTTTAGATTTAGCCAGATCTTTAATGAAATAGTTAGACTTAATAGGTTCTATACCCATAGACACAGCACCATGTATAAATGAACTAGACTTAGTAGGTGCAACAGCAATAAGAGTGGTGTTAGCATATCCTTCTCTAAGACATGTGTAGTTATACTGATTATGTAATTCTCTTGAGGCAATCTCACTTCTATCTTTAAGCGTTCTAAAGATTTCACTGTTTAGTCCTTTAGCTCTTAAAGAATCAAATTCAAGAAGCTTAGACTGCAGCAATGAATGATAACCTAAAACACCAAGACCAATTGCTCTATGCTTTTCAGCAAAGTTATAAGCTCTCTTCATACCTGGCATAGTCTCAGACTTAATAATAAATTCATCCATCACTGCATTTAAGAAGTATACGTATGTTTCAATTGCGTCAGTTTCTTTTATTTCATCCCAGTGCAATAGATTAATAGAGCCAAGGCAACATACAAAAGAGTTATAACTATCTGTTGGTAGTTGAATTTCAGAACAAAGATTAGATGCTGTAATTTCCATACCAAGTTCTTTGTAAGGAGAATTGTTATTAGAGTTGTCTTTAAACATAATATAAGGAAAACCAAATTCACTTCTGTTTTGAATAATCTTAGCCCATATTTTACGCTTAGTTTTATCTCCCTCTTTCATTTCTTGCATCCATTGGTCACTAACTGTAATTCCATACTGTAAATTTTGTATAGGATTACCTTCTGTACCAATGTCTAAAAACTCTAAAATGTCTGCATGTTCAACAGGTAAGTATACTGCACAAGCACCACGTCTAGCTTCAGACTGTTTGCACACATCTACTACTGTATCATATATTTTAGCATAATGCACTGGGCCATCAGCAAGTCCTCCCGTTGATATTTCTGACCCTCTTGATCTGATGTTGCCTAAAAAAGCACTTGTGCCTCCGCCATATTTACTCATCATTCCAATTTCACGTCCTGCATTTAAAATGCTATCTAAGTTATCATCAACGTTAGATCCATAGCAACTAATAGGCAAACCTTTTTGTTTACCAAAATTTATCCATACAGGGGTGGATAAAGAATAAAATCCCCTTGACATGTAATCTTCAAACTTTTCAGCAAAGCCCTTAATGTTTAGATATTTTTCAGCTTTAATAGCAATATCTTTAATTCTTTGCTCAGGTGATTCTGATATGTAACCTCTTGATAGGAATGTACGACTATTTTCATTTAGCCAATAGTATTTTTTATATATCATATTCTTTCATATTATATTTAATTTATTTACACACAAGAGTAAAGAAATATTTTAATGACTTTGACTGACCAAATGATTCACCTTCAATAATAACTTTTACTTTTTCTTTGTTGTTATTGTTTATAAGATTACTAAATTTAATATAGTTTTCATTTGCAAAATACAGACCTCCGCTTTCAGAAGCCATGCAGTCATATGTTTCAATATCACCGTTTTGTCTTTTGACTTTAATTAACCCAAATATAGTTCTATACCCAATAGTTACATTAGGTAAAGAAGAGTACTCATATAAGTTAATTTTTGCTGCTCCTCCGTAATCTACTACTTTTACAATAAGACTTGCACCACTCTGTGCTGAATTATTAAATTTACCTTCAAAATATCCAACTTTTACTTTATCTCCTGTTGGATCTCCAAATTCATCTACAACTTCTGAAATTTCCCAATCACCATACGCTATATCTTGCGCATTGATATTAATAACTGTAATAGAAGCTAATAATAATAATAATAATGTTTTCATAATAATAATATTTAATAGTTAGTTTTTAAAATAGATCATCTTCTGTGATGCTCTTACTCTTTTTATTGTAGTCAACGCTTTTCTTGTAGAAAAAATCTCCTTCTTTTGTTCCAGTTATCTCTATGTCAAACCATTCTACAGACCTTAGCAGATTTTCATCAACTTCAAATATTGGTTTCATTCCTATCTTTTCTAAAGAGTTATTAAATCTGTTTTTTATAAAGTGTTGTATTGTATTCTTAGGTAAAAAGTTAAGTTCACCTTTTTCAAAAATCCAATCTAGTATTCCACACTCAGCTATATAAGCCTTTTTACATGCTGAGTCAATTAAATCTTCAAACTCTACATCAAACCACTCAGGATTTTCCTTCTTTATGATATTAATAATCTCAGCTCCAAAGTTACCATGTATCTCTTCTTCTTTACTAGTAGCCTCAACAACATTAGATATACCTTTGAATAGGTTCTTTTCTTTATTAAAGCTCATCATAATCAGAAACTGACTGAATAGACTTACATGTTCTATAAATAAAGAAAACAAAAGTACAGACTTTGTATACATCTTATTATCTCTAGAGCGTGTACCATCTAGATATTTTTTTAAATACTTAAGTCTACCTTCTATTGCAGGTACTTCAATAACTGATTGAAATTCTTTTTCTAATCCTAAGATTCTTAGTAGTTTAGCATATGCATCTTTATGTCTTACTTCAGATTCAGCAAATGTAAATCCTACATCACCAACTTCAGTGATAGGCATCCTTTTATATAAGTCACCCCAGAAAGTCTTTACGTTAACCTCTATCTGAGCAATTGCTAGCATAGTCTTTTTAATAACATCTCTTTCAGCTGGTGTAATAGTTACTTTAAAATCTTGTATATCTTCAGTAAAATTAAATTCTGTATCTATCCAATAAGAATGTCTAATTGCATCTTTATATGCTAACAGCTGCGGATATTCATAAGGAAGTATGTTTACTCTAGGTAAGAAAATGTTTTTATTCATATTTTTTTTATTATTGAGGATTAAAAAGCCACATCTTTGAATAAAAAGTGTGGCCGTTAAGTAATATAATTTACTAAAAATTACCGATATAGTAAAGGTTATGGCTTTATTTATTAGATATATGCATATATATAACATATAATATTTTATATATTAGCTATAGCAAACTTATCAAAGATAATATTATTATGTCTTAATCAGTTGTTTAAGTGATGCAAAATTTGTATATTATTATTATAACAGTTTAAATATATATTATGCTTAAAAGAATAGTAAATGTCATTTGGACATATAGTTTACAAGATATTTGGAGATCTCTATGGTCTAAAACCGTGGTAGATGAAAAAGCTCAAGAAGTACTTGCAGAAATAGTAAAAAGGTATAAGCTCACTGCGCAAGAATTAAATGATGTAAGCAAAGCAATCAAAGAAGTAGGTAGTCAATTAGGGCATGTACCTAAAGCAGTTGCTGGTAAAACCAGAAAAAGAAAAGCTAAAGAGCCTAAATAATGAGAACTATTTGTTTATTAATTCAATGGATATCAAGAAACAAAGTTTGTTTAGGTTATTGTCGTAAAGGACTTTGCTGTAAAACCAAAAGTAAAATATAATGGAAGAGGATTGGAAATTAGAGATAGCATTTCATTGGCCACATGATAGACTAGCTTTAGGTTGGGATATTATAATGCCAGATGAAGAATATAAATATTCAACAGTAAAACTTTATATGTTATTTATTACTGTTACAATAGACTTTTAAATTAAATTAATATGGGTAAAGGACGTACTATATTACCAAACCAGAAATTAACAAGGCAAAAAAGTAAACTTTTAATGAGGTCAGGTGGTGAACTAGATGATATGATGCTGGGTTCTGTTGTTGAAAAAATGCGTAAAGGTGGTAATGCTGAAAGAATAGTAAAAGTTAAGAAAGGCAAAGATAAAAAGCAAAAGTATAAGTTAGGTGGGTGGACTCATTCTGATTAAAATTTTTTAAATTATGAGTGATAAACCTAAAAAAAAGTTTAGAAATACCAGAGTAGGTAAGTTTTTAACAAAAAAACTACCTGCTGTACTTGGTATTGCAGGTGATATTTTACCTGACGCAGGCTTATTAAACAAGATTAAATCTTTAATAGAAAAAGAACCAACTTTATCTAAAGAAGATAAAGAGCATGCATTGATGCTTATAGAAATGGATAAGATTGAAATGCAAGAAGTAAGTAAACGCTGGGCATCAGATATGCAAAGTGATTCTTACCTTAGTAAAAATACAAGACCCATGACATTAATATTTTTAACTGTATCATTAGTTATATTTATTTTGTTAGATGGTTTTAAGATAGACTTCTCTATAGATCCTAGTTGGGTTGATTTATTAAAATCACTCCTAATAACGGTTTATATAGCATATTTTGGATCAAGAGGAGCGGAAAAGTTTAAAGCAATTAGTAAAAATTAAAATTAAAAAAGTTATGTACAAGAAAAAAATGAAAGCTGGAGGTGGATTTACTTATGGCGCAGGAGATGGAGATATGACTCCACAAAAATCAGGAATGGAAATGATGGCTAAAGGTGGCGGATTAATGGGTTTCATGAAAGGAGGCTCAGTGCTTGATCCTATGATGAAGAAAAAATATGGTGGAAACAAAGGTGATATGAGAAGATCTGCTAAAAGAGATTATTAATATTATTAAATAGATAGTTATGAAAAAATCTAAAAAAACAGCATCTTTTCCAACACAAGGAGCAAGATACAAGATAGAAACAACTAATGGTTATTTTGATCCAACATCTATACCGGCTAAAATTCAAGCAAAAAAGAATGCAAAAGCTGTAGCTACTAGGATCAGATTAGCAGCTCAAGGTTTTGATGCTAAACGTGTATCTACAAAGTCTACTGAGCCAGTACAATCAGAGGCATTTAAAAAAGGTTATTGTAAATAGTAAAATTATGGCACTCTTAACACCTCAGAAGATATTACAGTCAGGTTTAGTTCCTACGACAGTAACTCCAGAAGCAACTGGTGATCAAATAAATAATACAGGCAGAGAATTTTTTTATGTAAAGAATGAAGGCACTGTATCACTAACTGCGACTGTAATACCTGTAGTTACTACAGTTATAAATCAATCATTTGGTAAGCTAAAAAAAGAAAATGCTGTGTTAAGTTTAGCTGTAGGCGAAGATGGTTTTTTAGGTCCTTTTGAAGTTGATGCTTTTAATGATGGTTTAGGTAGAATAACAATAACTTGTTCTGTTCAAAGTAATATCAAATTGTCAGTATTATTTGCATAAATAAATAAAAAATGAGTATTTATATACAAGAAGTATTAGGTTTATTAAACAGAGATAAAAAGGTAGATAAACTAGATCCTATAAGAGATCACATAGAATTTGGCAGATTATATAAAGATAGCACAATTAATACTGCTTCTTCATATATTCCTAAAATGGAACCGCTTATAATTAAATGGGGTGATTTTCTATGTGAAGCAACAAAAGGGTTAACTAGTACTAAAACTGGTTCTGGGAATGTTGGCTTTTTACCTGTATATACTACTCCTGCTGATGAAGGTTGTTCTATCGCTACACTTATAGATTCCATTGTAACACAAAATACTATAGGAGATACTATAACTATAGGAGGGAATCTTATAGTAACAGGTAATGTAGTACACGGTACTGATGTAGTAGGTGTACCAGCTCAAACAACAACTATAAATTCTAATCTTAAACTAGAAGGCCCTGTATATGACTCTCAAGGTACAATAGGTCAGTCAAATAAGATACTAGCAGGTTTAGCGGACGGTAGAACTATATGGAGTGATGGTGGTTTTCTTGTTCCTACTGTTGGTTTTGATACTTTACCAATGAGTGAAACTGCAAACTGGGATCAGTCTTCAGGTTTTAGAAATGCTTTTATAAATTTAAATGATACATCTGTAGCTTATAGAGTTATACAAGGTATGACTCCATTATCAGATGGTATGACGGGTGTTGTAATTGCAGAAAATACAAAAACTGGATCTGATCTTGCTGATGGAGCAATAAGATTTAACAATTGGACTAATGGTGCAAGAACTGTAACTAATAAAGTATCATGGTTTGAACCTACAATTCCACAGTTAGGATATAATACAAGCAGTCTAAAGTTTGGTGAGTCAATAAAAATAAAATATCATTACTATGATGCTGACTCAACTAATTCTGTTTTATATTGGGAATCTTGTTGTAAATTATACTCATCAAATACATGTCCAACAACAACGGGTGCAACATATACTATAGACGAAGAAGGATCTTTAACTAATTCAATGACTGCAGTTGATGATGGATATGGAGGATATGGTTTAACATTTAGTATAGTTGGTGGAGATCCTGCTAATGGAACATTTTTATTTGATACAGGTACTGGAGTATTTACATTTACTCCAGATGCTAATTGGTATGGAACAACAAGCTTTCAATTTCAAGTTACAGATGGGTACTGTAATTCTAATATATCTACAATACTAATAGTTGTAAATAATATTGTAGATCCACCGTTATGGACATCAACAGATCCCGTAACTTTAAATACTTACCCTAATCTAACAGGTAATGATGTATGGACATATAACTGGACTACAAGTGATCCAGATACAGCTTGTAATGATTTAACTTATGTTATAACAGTAGACGGAGTTGAAATATATCCAGCTGCAGGTTCTAGTTGGTTAACTTTTACAGATAATGGTGATTGTACAGGAACGTTAAGCGGTTCATATCCATCTACAGGAGGTAATTTTACGGTTCAAATGATTGTTAATGATCCAGATGGAGGGTCTGATACACAGTCATTCACAATCGGTGGATTAGCTGTAACTCAAAATACATATTTTGTTAGTTGGCAAGATAGTTCTGGTTCTATGAGTAACACTATACAAGCAACTTCTCAAATATCAAGCGTTCCAGTTTTCTATTGTAAAGGTCAAATTCTTGCTGGTTCAGAAATTAGAGCAACTAGAGATCAAGATCCAAATATTGAATATGGTTTAGTAAATGATATTAATAATATAGTCTATTATGCTAACCTTTTGGTAAGAGAAGATATGTTATTTACTTATCCAGGAATACCAGCAAATATATTTATAGATACTATAACTAACAGTACCAATTTTTCTCGTATAATAAGTCTTAAAGATATAAATGGGAATCCTTATAATCATGGATTAACTCCCTCAAGTACCCTTGTTAATTTTGAGTTTAGCTTAACTGACTCCATGAAAATTGCAGATTATCAAAATTCAAATAATCTTAGAAATTTATTGCAAGATTATTATGCTACAGGAGGTACATATTCAGACGGTAATACAAATTCAGCTACAAATGGTAGCGATATGTATGATAGTCATATTATATGGGGGCATTCAGAAGAAGAAAGGCAAATTCAAATGATGTCTAATAAAGGACTTGGAAGTACTACAGGTCCTACAGGTACTTTTCCTAATGCAGATAAAGTAGTCTTTCTTGCTTTTGGTGATGAGTCAGATATTAGTGCTGGATATCAACTTAATAATGTATATACGGGAGCTGGGTCTTGGTCAGATAGAGCAAATACAGTTGTTCAAAACATTGAAGATGATGTTATAGGGTTAAGAGATTATATAAGTACTATAGAAACAACAGCAGGAAATAACTCTATATATAGATCTACTTTCTTTCAACCTAACCCACCTAATGCTGGTAGTTTAGAACCATTAGTTAGTAATGTAGGTGGTCTTTTACAGTATGGTATAAATGGTTCAGTATTTACACCTCCTGCAGCTTCAGCTTATACTAATGCAGCATTTCAAGATATGGTTGATTATGCAACAAATGGACCTATAAGAGTTAAATATAGAAGTGGATTATCAGATGTAAATGCTCAAAGCTATTGGTATAATCAAATTAAAGCTGCTCTTTTAGATCATGGGTTTATGGTATAACATATGAATTTAAAAAATATAATAATAGCATTAATATTATGCATACCCTTTATATCTTCATCTCAGCTTAATAAAAATATATGGCAAGCATCTACATTTCAGTTTTTCTCTGGAGCTGCTGATGGGGCCAATCAAGCTTATCTTTTTCATTATAGTAATAGTGGATTATTTAAACAATGGGGTATTAGACCAAACGAAGAAGCATGGAAAAATAAGTGGGTTGTAGATCCAAATGGTCAAGTTAGAGTAGGAACAGAACGATTTTGGTTATCTAGTAGGTCTTTAGTTTTTTTGACTGACTTTCATCATGCTACAAGATTTGTAAAGCATAGACTTGATGAAGGCACTACTTTAACATATGCTTTTGGTCATGGTATTAAAAAGAAAAAGTGGTATTGGTACGTAGCCGATTTTAGCATAATGTTTACTGCTAGATCTATTGGTTTTTATTCTACTTACAATTTAATATTTAAATAGATTTTTCTTTTTCTAGTTCTTTTTGCAAACATGCAAGTGCACGCCATGCAACTTTAGCAGTGTGACGTATACCATCATTATCAATTGTACCTGCATCAATAAGATGTCTAGCTAATGCATCAAAGTCATCAGTAGACTTATTACGATCCCAATGTAGCGGTTTATCAGGGTGATGTTGAATGTTTCCTTGTAATGAAACTCTTGATATTTCCATAATAGCATCTGGAAAGTATCTTAATACACCAGTAAACACAGGTGTATTTTTTCTATCTTTTGCATTTTTTAAATCATTTATAAAGTGCCATTCTTTTTCAATCATTCTACTTTTTTTCATCAATTAAATATTTATATATAACTCAGGAAGCCAGAGCCTAACTATAAAAATTAGACTCCGGTTGGTTATCTTCCTTCATTTAAGTTATTAGTACTAGCTATATATAAGCATAGTACTGCTAAAAATGCTATAATTAATATTTTCATATAAATAAATGAGAATATGAATTATTTTGATTAATTACTTCATCAACTTCAATAATACTATTGCTTTTTTTAGATGCTATATTAGAATTTACAATAGGTAATTCTTTTATATTTACATTATTAATATTTATTACATTACTCATAATAAAGTCATGAAAGTTTTGAGATGATTGAAGCCAATTTCTAGGGTGAGCTTTCTTTAATGCGTAAGTTACATTATTATAAAATGCCCAGCAATTATTTTGTTCAACACCATAATAGTAAGAAGGCTTACTTAGCTCATTCTTAATCATTGTCATTTGCTGTGTATCAAGAGTTTCTTCTTCAATAAACAATCTCCCTGTTAATTCAGCTTGTTGCTTTATTGTTAAACTGCATGACTTCATTGAATCACGATCATTTATAATACGTGTGTAGTAATATTCTGCATTTTTTATTTGATCACTAATATGCATTGAGACTTCCATATTAGCAGCTCCTGTATGTTTACGCTTCCAATTCATCATATCACCTGCAATCATGCCATTGCTGCATACTTTTACATATGCGCCAATTGCACATTGAAAGCGTGTACTTTTGTCATATGAATTTGTCCAAGCAAACATCATCCCTAATTCATGCTCATTGGATATTTTATCATTTTTAGTTCTGCTGTTGTATATATGATATATACCTTGAGCA